GCTACCAAAAATAATATCTCTTGACTCGATCTATATCATTATTTTAATCATTGAAGTATATTTTTTAAATTTCTAAAGTGGAGTAAAAGAAACTGCAAGTGTTTATCATGTTGCAAGACAATTTAATAGGGGTGACGGAACAAATGGTGAGGCAAGAAGTACAGGATCAGCAGATATATTTATAGGCGAGGGGACTACCAATCAACAAAATATGTATGTTTACATTTATAATGCAGGGGATAGTTCAAAATATACTTTTACAACTCAACACGCAACAGTTTGGGATAGTGCAAATTCAAGAGTTTTTACAACTTACGGAAGTGGTGCATTACCACAAGCAAGCACAGTGGACGGTATAAATATATTTGGTAGAACTTCTGGAAATAATTTTGATGATTTTGATGTTAGTTTATATGGAATAAGAGAGTATAAATAATGGCTACTAGTTTAGAATTTATAAAAAATGTAAATGGAAGTAGTAATGTAACAAGTTTTGATGTTACTGATGTATTTACTGCTAGATATGATGTTTATAAAGTTGTTACAACACTTACAACTGATACTGCATTTCAAGAAGTTCCTATGAGATTACTAGATACTTCTGGAACTAATGTTGGTGGCAGTGATTATGACAATGCTTTTATGGCACTAAGGTCATCTACAACTGATGCAGAAGGTAGAGTAACAGGAGATACAGAAATAATTAGACCAATGAGAACAGGTAGTGGTAGTGCAAGTGCAGGAAATAATGTTATATATTTTTATAATCCTTTTGATAGTTCTAAATTTACTTTTTTACAATATCAACAAGCTGGTTATAGTTCAACAACACCACAATTAGGTGGACATAAAGGTATTTCAGTACATAAAGTTGCTGAAAGTATTGGTGGATTTAGATATTTTATTTCATCTGGAAATATAACAAGTCATAGTGTATCAGTATATGGAGTGAAATAATGGCAGGTAGCTTAATAAAAATAGATGAAGAAATAGTTTCATCAGCAGTAGCAAGTGTAAATTTAACAGGTATTGATAGCACTTATGATGTTTATATGGTTACTTATAGTAATTTTACAACAGACACAGATAGTTCTTTTGTAAGAATGAGGTTTACAGTTTCAGGAGTAGCAGATGATAGTTCTAATTATGACATTGCTAATGAAAGGTTTCAAGCAGATAGTGGGTTTTCAAGTCAAGGTGCAACTAATCAGGGTCAAGTTACTTTAAATAGTATAGGTACAGGAACACAAGAAGTATCAAATGCTACAATTTATTTATTTAATTTTAATAATTCATCTGAATACAGTTTTTGTACTTTTGAAACTTTAGCTAGAAATACAGACGGCAATCTTAGAGGTAGGCAAGGTGGTGCAGTTTTAACTGAAGCACAAACAACTGACGGAGTAAATTTTTTTCAAACTTCAGGTAATATTACTGCAGGTCAATTCACATTATATGGTTTAAAGAAGTAAGTATAAAAAATATATAGTAAGATAGGAGTTATTATGGCTACAAAAGAAGAACTACAAGCGCAAGCGGATCAAGAAATAGAAGACGCTAAACCGCTTTTTAAACAGGTTAATAATGTCAGAGAAGAGTTCTCAACTGCTGATTATGATCAGGCTAAAACTGATCTAGGGAATGCTAAATGGGAAGAACAACAGTTCGGATACATTCAAGCAAGACAAGAAGAATATAAGCCTATCGCTGATCAGTTAGATCAACTTTGGAAAGCAGTTGACGCAGGACTATTCGGCGACGACGCTAAAACTGCTGAATGGTACACAGATATTCAAACTGTTAAAACTGATAATCCAAAACCTGCATAGTGAAACTACAACTGATCAGGACACAATTCGGCGACGACGCTACTAACGGTATATTATTTGTTGACGGCGTTTTCGAGTGTTATACCTTAGAAGATCAGTATCAAGATCAGAAAGTTTATGGGGAAACTTGTATCCCTGAAGGAACTTACCCTATTGAATATCGTAACGAAGGTGGATTTTTTAATCGTTATGTAAAAAGATTTCCTACGATCCATAAGGGACGCGGTATGTTAGAAATAAAAGATATACCGAATTTTAAGTGGGTGCTTTTTCATCTTGGGAATACCGATGAAAATTCTGCGGGCTGTGTGCTTGTTGGATCAACTCAACAGGATCTAGATGTTTCTAAAGACGGCTTTATCGGAAATAGCAAGCTAGCATATACTAATTTCTATCCGAAAGTCGCTTGGGCTTTAGATCGCGGGGAAAAAGTAACTTTAGAGATCACAAAAATTAATCTAGGATCAACAGTAGATAACGCTAGTCCGCCTGATATGATCCACCCAAATAATATCAAAGACGATATATCAGAGATTAAAGGTATGATCAAGATCCTAACTGCTAAACTAGAAGGCAAGAACATAACCTAGAAAGGTTACACAGCATGGGTATTAACTGCCCTAAATGTAATATAAAGCTAATTTATGTTAAAGGTGTTTTTAAATGCCTAAATAAGAACTGCGCCCATTACAATAAAAAGCAATTTGGAAAGGTAGAAGAAGAATAATGGCTAAAAAAGATTGGAAAGCATATTGGAAGTTTATGATCGTAAAGGCTTTACGAACAGGCTTACAATCTGCAATAGGTGTATATTTGTCAGCGCAGACAGGAATTATCGACGCGGATCTATTACAAGTGTTAATGGTGTCCTTCGCTACTTCAACATTGACAGTCCTTCAGCACGCGTTAGAGCAGTATAAGCCTGCACAAACTTTCGACGCATAATTCTTTAAACAGAATTTGAGTGATCTATCGGTTTAATACACTTGTTAGATTACTTCTTGTCGTTTTTTTAGTATTTCCTGTACCCGTTTTACTTGCGGAAGAAGTAACAACAACAGAGAATTTTAATAATCATCAGATTAATCAGGATATAGAGTTCCTTTATGGATCTTCTGATACATCTGTAAGCGCGATCAATAGTGGATCCTGCACGGAAACAAGTACATCAGGTACGATCAATATAGAAGATCTTGACTGTTTTGGATCAGAATACTTCGGATCTGATCGCTATCAACTAGGAATTAGATCTAGTACAGATGATCTTACGATCGCTTTTCCTAGTTCTGATCAAGTACAAATAACTGAAGTAGGCTTTGATTATTTAGCTAGAGAAACTACAGGATCAGGAACAGTTTATTATGATAACGGTACTTCAGCTACTTTTAGCATGGATAGTAATCAAGAAAATGATAGTTACGTCAAAAAGTCAGTTACTTTAACTGCACAAGATACTTACATAACAGAGATCGTTATAGACGGTGCTAACGATACTAACGGGGATTGGTATCTTATAGATAATGTTTACTATACTTATGATAATGGGACGACTACTACAACTACTACAAGTACATCTAGTACGACAACAACTTCTACCACCACAACAACGACTACTTTACCGCCTGAAACTACGACTACGACTACTACAACGACGACTTTACCACCTACCACGACGACTACATCTACTACGACTACGACTTCGACTACTACGACAACGACTACAACTACTATACCGCCGACTACTACAACGACTTTAGATCCTGAAACAATAGAAATAAATAAAAACCATTCTGAAACAGGTATTTATGAAACAGATCGAGAAAGATCAGCACGAGAAAAAAGAGAATATGAAGAAAAATTAGCTGAAGAAAAGCGTATAGCTGAAGAAGAAAGGATCAAAGAAGAAGAAAGGATCAAAGAAGAAGAAAGAATAGCTGAAGAAAAGCGTATAGCTGAAGAAGAAAGAATAGCTAGAGAAGAAAAAATAGCTGAAGAAAAAGCAATTCAAGAAGAAAAAGATCTTAATTATTTAGAAACAGGAATATATGAAACTGATCTAGAAAGATCAGAAAGAGAAGAAAAAGAATATCAAGAATATTTATTAGAACTAGAAAGAATAGAAAAAGAAGAAGAAGATAAGATCGCTAAAGAATTAGAAGAAAATATAGATCTTGAAAAGTTAGATCTATCTAAAGAAGATCAACAAGTTTTAATAGATACAATTCAAGAAATAGAAGATCAGGATTTAGATCAGTTTATATTAGAAGAAGAAGTCTTTGAAATTGAAGAAATTGTAATAGATCCTAAAGACTTTGTTAAAGAAGAAGATCTAATAAAAGAAGATCCTGTAGTAGAGATCGAAGAAGAAATAATAGAAATAATTGAAGAAGATCCTATAGATCTAGAAATAATAGAAGAGTCAATTGAAGAAAAGACAGAAGAAGAAATAACAGAGATTGTAAAAGAAGTAGAAGAAAATATAAAAGTAATTGAGATCACAGAAGAAACTACAGAAGAAGAGAGCGTAGAGCAAGTAAAAGAATTACCTAAAGAAAAAAAAGTAGAAGTAGTTAAAGAAGTTACTAAGGTTGGTGTACAAAACTTAGATAAAGCAACTGAAGAAACTAAGCAAGTTGTAAAAGCTGTCGTCCAAGAGATAACAAAAGTAGAAACAGTTGAACAATTAGAGGAAGAAGAAAAAGAAGTAGTAGGGGAATTATTAGGGTTTGAAGAAGATACTGCTGTAGAAGACGTAGAGATCATAGCTGTACAAGCACAAAAGGAAGAGAACATAGCTAAAGCAGTAGAACAGTTTGTAGATCGAGCGACTGAAAATGCTGACGTCAAAGACTATACGTTAGCGGACAGCGTAACAGAAATACAGGTAGAAGAGTTTATCGCCGATCCTTTAGGTGCTATTATTGATGTTGATTTAACAGAAATAAATATTACTGAAATCGGTAAAGATATGACGGAAGATCAGAAGAGTAAAGCTAGGGAGACCACCCTGCCCGTGATCATAGCTAGTCAGATCATCAGTACGAGCGCATTACCATTCAGAAGATTGGGATTATGATAATTAAGTTTTTAAAGTGGCTTGGATCTTGGATCAAAAAAATTACTAGAGAATTAGTTGTGCAGACTTTTACAATTCTTGGATTTTTTATGGCGTGGTTTTCTATGACAGGATCTAGCCGTCAAATTTTAGGGTTAGCTATATTAGGATCTATTGTCCTATGGCTACTAACAATAAATTTTAGAAAGTAGGTTTTATGGAAAATTTTTTCATGGGTGTAGTATCTATTTATTTTATTTTTAAGATCGTGCTATTTATGATCTTTAAAATTGATAAACTAGAAAGAAATATAACAAATATAAGAGAATGGGATTGGATAGATAAAGATGACATCTTGTAGCAGTTTTATTAATGAAAACGGTACGCGTGTTAATTTATGCGATTGTAAATATGGGAGTTTTGATCATTAATGGTGCAATCAAGTGAGCCTTATAGTAGGTTAAAAAATCATAGTAGTAATCTGATTATCGATATATCGGAAGATAATCGAAATAGTACGAGTGTTGATATGCAAGGTAATAAATTACGAGCAATATTAATGCCTTCGGCTATGACTGCAAGTAAATTTAAAATACAATTTAGTATGGATAATTCTACTTTTTACGATATAGCTGATGAAAACGGAAATACAAAAGAGGTAGATTTTACTGCAAATTCATTGGTATTTACAAACAATTTTGATTTTTTAAGCATGGGCTATATTCGTGTTAAATCTGACGGAACTGAAACAGCCGATAGACAATTTACCTGTATATTTGGATAAATTATGACTGATAACGGATACACACAAAAAGAAATGATCAATAAGGTTATGAAAGATATAGAAAAGCTATTTGAAAAATTAGATCAGATCCAAAAGGATCTAGCTACACGTCCAACAAGATCAGAGATCTACGGTTGGATCATAGCGGGTATATCTATTGCAACTTTGATTACTGTCTTAATGTAGAAATTAACAAATAATCCTTTACATATAATTTAATCTATGGTTAAATTAAGTATAAGGAAAGGAAACGAAATGAAACTTTATACACTAAGAAATAACAAAGGGGTAGCACACTCTTACCATAATAATAAAAGGGACGCTATCGCAGAACTTAAAGTCTTCTTAATGTTAGAAGGATCTAAGAAAGGTCGTAAAAGAAATACAGTTATCTTTAACGACGGTACTGTTTGGGCTATAGAAGAAAGCGTAGCAAGATAATGAAAGCTAAATCATTCGACGGATATACTTACTGCACTAAGTGTAAAGTAAGAAAATTAAGTCAATGGACTTTGATAGATAATTCACATTATGTCTTCTGTCAGAATTGCGGTAAAAGTGCGCGTCGCTAAAACAAAGTTTCACGGGGATTATGATAATCAGCGTAATCGCTATAGAAAGTTTCACATCTTAGATCAAGATCTTTCATATTGCGGAAAGTATCTAGATCCAAAAGATCTTAAAGACGGATCAGTAATATTTTCTAAAAGATTTAACAAAAATGGAAAATGGAAGAAGGATCATGTCTGCGGATCTTGTCTTAGATCATATATTAAAGTTGGTTTCAACGATCTTGAAATAATATCTTAGGTAAATACTAGGAAGATTGCACCTTTATATTAATATTAGATTAACAAAAGAAGGGCTACGATGTCTAAATCATTTAATGAATTTGTCAAAGATAATCCCGACAGCTTAGTACATCAATCAAACACTAAATACTATTTAAAAAGCGAAAAGGCTTTTAAAGAGTGGAATAGTGCTTTAGAACATTACGATAAAGGATACAGGCGACAGGCGATCATAGATTGGTTAACTGCTGAAGACGGTTGCGGGTGGACTTTATCAAGAAATTCAATAGAAAGGTACTTTACTGCTTATGACAAAGAAAAAAAACGCAAAGAAATCGATTGATCAGTTTCAAGCTGAACACGTCGAGAAATTAGAAAGAGAAAACAAAGAATTAAAAGCAACTAACAGAAGAGTATTAAAGTCCTTAGAGAACGCCAAACACAAGAAACAAGATCTAGTTAATGCTGTTTATCAAGCTGTTAAAGATAATCTAAGTCTAATTGAAATCCCTAAAGTAAAAGTTCCGCCTAGAGATCGTAGAAAAGGTAAAGAAGAAGTAGCCATAGCGTTATTATCTGACATTCAGTTAGCCAAAGTAACGCCCGATTACAATACTGAAATAGCTGAAGAAAGAGTTTTAAGGTACGCAGATAAGATCATCAACATCGCTAGGATCAAAAGAAAATCATTTCCTGTAAAGAAAATAGCTGTATTAGTGTTAGGCGATATAGTTGAAGGCGAATTGATCTTCGCAGGACAAGAACACTTGATCGATAGTTCTTTATATAGACAAGTAACAATCGACGCACCTAGAATACTGATCGGCTTTCTAGATAAATTATTAGCAGAGTTTGAAGAAGTTGACTGTCATTTAGTGATCGGTAATCATGGTGCTTTAGGTGGTAAATCTAGAAGATCCTATAACCCTGAAACTAACGCAGATCGTATGCTTTATAAGATCCTAGAGCTTGCTTATAAGGATCAGAAAAGAATTAGCTTTAATAGTCCTGACGGGGAAGGCGAAAGAAATTGGTACACGGTTGCAGATCTTGGGGAAAAACTACGCTTTTTCTTATTTCATGGGGATCAGATCAGGGGTTTCGGTGGGATCGCTTGGTATGGATATAATAAAAAGATCTTAGGTTGGAAGGCTTTAGCGTCTAACGGACTTATGGAAGACTTTGATTATGCTGTCTGCGGTCATTATCATACCCCGACAACGATGTATATAAACGATACTAGGGTTTGGGTTAATGGATCTACAGAAAGTTATAACACTTTCGCACAAGAACAATTAGCAAGCATGGGACGTCCATGTCAGTTCTTGTTATTCGGGAAAGACGGATCAGGCGTAACTTCAGAATATTTAATAAATTTAGAAGATTAAATAATCTTAGATTATAATAATTGTATGGCTGAAACAGTAATCGCCTTAGAGAATGACGGGATCAAAACTAAGATCATCTTTAACGATGATCAGGGTAATTGGATCAGTAAAGATTTACCGATCGGAATTACTAGGATTAAAGATCTAGATCATAAAGCTAGCAAGTAGATCAATTTGATTGAAGTACTTGTCTTAGCTTGTGCGTTAGCGTCCCCAATAACACCCGACGACTTAGAATATTATTGGGATTGTAAGGATCATAATAAAATGATCTATCACATGGAAGATCACATAGATATATTTTCGATCTACTTTCCTGATCAACAAGATCTTAAAAGAATACTTAGGATCGGTTATTGCGAAAGCAGGGGGAAAGCTACTGCAAGAAATATAAATAAGGACGGATCAGACGATCTAGGGATCCTGCAATTTAATTCGAATACTTGGTATGGTTGGCTTAAACCAAAGCTAAAGATCAAAGACGATCGAACTGACGTAGAAACTTCTGTAGCTGTAGCAAGTTGGCTGATCAGAAAAGATACAAAGAACAAGTATGGTCATGGTTGGTATCATTGGTACCCTTCTGCGCATTGTTGGGATCTTGAAAATTTATTAGGTCTTAGGCGCGATCTTAGGCGCAATTTCTAATCGAACAGATGTTCTAATTAATTTAAAAAAATAGTTAAATAAACTTGTAACCTTTTTAATCTTAGATTAATCTAATATATATGAAAGGAAACAATATGAATACTTGGAACACAATCGGCAGAGATCAAACACATATCAGAGATATGGAAGATCAATCACTATTCGGAAAAGCTATCTGCGGTGTTAGCTTTAAGCACTTTTCAGCTATGACAGAAGTTGAAGAAGGATCACGAGTTAACTGCGCAAGATGTTTAGTGAAAGTCGGTTGGGCTAAGAAGGTTGGATCTAAGAAAGTCCATAATGAAACTGTAGGCGTTCAAAGATCTATCGGGTATTCAGAAACTTATTATGAGCTAGTAAAGCCATTACTAAGATCAGCTTTAAGAATTGAGTTCCTTACAAAAATGGGCGACTATGAAATCGGTCAATCATTTTTCACAAACACAGAGAACGCAGGATAAATAGGAAAGGTACTTGCATTACTTTTTAATCTATGGTTAAATTAATTATGAAAGGAAACGATATGAACTGTTTAAGAACTGTTGAAGGTAAATCCTGTAAAGGTATAATTATGGACTTTAGAAAATATTTCTATAGCTTTGAAACAGGACAAAAATCATCTATTAAATATTACAAATGTAGAGATTGTCGCAAGACACCTTTAAGAGATCAACAGATCATATTAGGACTAAACAAAAAAGGGGAAGAAATATAATGAAAACAGAATACGGAATATTAGTGGATCACGATTTCGGGGTACAAGTACACCGAAAAGATTGTAAGGATTTTTTAAATCCAAAAAACCATACAAGAACTATCGGGGACTATCCTGTCTTAGAACAAATCAAGATCCCACTAGAGTTAGATCAAGAAACTGATTTTAACAATAGTGAAGATCTTAAAAAGTTAGTCGTACTTTTGTCCGATAGTTTTTGGGGTGGCGAAAGTATTTTATATGATCCAACTATTTATAAATGTACAGAGTTGGTCAATCGTAAAAGCAATACTGAATTAAATTATGGTTTTGTTGACGGAAGATATGACAGCCAAATAGATCAAGACAATGAGATCTTTAATTTACTTGTAGATCAAGCGAAAGACGATTGGTATGAAACAAGATATAGCGAAGTATGGGAAGGCGATTACACAGGTTGGAAAGCCGAATATTATGAAGGGCTTTCTAGATAAATGTATAAAGGATTGATCCCAAGTACAAAACGAATTGGACACTTGTTAGGTAAAGGGATCATAAAAGATAGATCCCCGCTTAAAGCGGGGATCATCTTGATAAACAGGGAATATAAAGCAGATCAATTAGCTTTATATATCTCTATTGTAATATCAAAAGATTTTAAAAGTTGTAATAAAATTAATCTACGATTAATCTAGTAAGAAGAAAGGAAACAGATGATCAAAGTTACACAAGAAGGAAGAGAAGTTATTAGATTTTTCTTCGGCGTTTATGAGTATGAAAACAATTACAGGGAAGGGATTAAAGAGTTTGATCCTAAAGATGATCTAGAGTTAACCAATATAGGTATGGCTGATCTAGATTGCTTTGGATACAAAAACCCTTTAGAAGTTTTTGATAAGTGGCGCTTAAAGTATCAAAGAGATCTAGGGAAAAAAGTTGGCGTCCCGCAGATCATAAAGATCATGGATAGATCTGAATTTGATGAAGAATACTATAACGAAACGATGAGCGAAGAAGATTGCTAATCGCTAATTAGGGGGCTAGTTTCCTTTCGAAACGCACCTAAACAAAGCCCCCTTCTTAGCACAGGAAGGAAGACAATGAAGATAGATCCGATAAGTATTGCAGAGATTGCAGAACTAGCGGGATTGGATCGTAAGAAAGTCGCTAGTTTAAAATATTGGGGGAAGTTACCTGATCCCGATAAGATAATAAAGGCTTGTCCTTTATGGGACAAAGACAAGATCGTAACCTTTTTAGATCAGGAAGGTTTTAAAGATCGCAGAAAGAAAGAAGGATAAACAATGGGAATAAGATCAGATCAAATAAAGCTAAGTAAAGAATGGAATAAAGCAGTCGTAAAAAAACTGCCTGTATCCTATAAGAAAGACGGGATCAGCTATGTTGATCATACGCAAGTTACACAAAGATTAATCGCTTTGATCCCTGATGTTCAATTCAAAGCAGGATCATTTATATACGATGATTATGAAGATCTTGAAGGAAGAAGAAGAAAGATCCTAACAGGCGTTGAATACACCATAGAAGGCACAATAGACGGACATCTAAGATCAGTAACAGAAGTTGGTATGTGCGATAAGCCTTTCGAAGTTGAAGGGCGCAAGCCTGCTAACAATGGGGAAAGAGCTAAAGAATGTATTTCAGACGCGGTTAAGCGTTGCGGTATGCGCTTAGGGATCGGAATAGAACTTTATGACAGTTCTGCTTGGTTGTCAGCTTATTTAGAAAGTCCTAAATTAATTGCTAACAAACCTAAGAAAGAAAAACCAAAGCCAAAAGATCCTATAGTAGAAAAAGCTAAAGTAGATCTAGAAAAACTTATAGATCAAAAGGACATGGACAAAGCTGTCAAGATGTTAGAAGACGGCTTAAATTCTAAGAAGTAGTAAAGTTAGATCAGTAATAGAAGTGATCGTTTACGGACAGAGATGATTTATTTCTATTCTTTCATTAAGGTCTTAGAGATCTAGCAATAGATCTCTAAAGATCAGACAGGGGAATTAATGCAGATAGTAAGCGAATTTTATTTTAGTATCATACCTGAATGGTTGATCAGTTCAAACTTATCAGATAACGCGATCAGAGTTTATACGGCGCTATATCGTTTCGCTGATAAGAATGACGGCACTTGTTATCCTTCGGTCGCTACGATCGGTAAGAAATGTAATAAGTCGCCTTCATCAGTTAAGCGCGGTTTAAAAGAACTTAAACAGATCGGCGCAATAGAAGTACGAGAAAGATACATTGAAGAGAAGGGGCAGACTTCTAATCTTTATATATTGAAATTAAATCCTGCGTTCAAAAATGAACTAGGGGGGCAGGTCATATCTGACACGGGGGGCAGTTCAGATATGGACTACAAACCAAAGAAGAATAACCAAAGTCAATATATTGAGAAAGATAAAAAGAATAGATCTAAGATCTATATGACTTTGACTGAACATCTGTACAAACCTACAACAAAAACAGAGATCGGCGGTTTTAATAAAGTAGCTAAGTCCTTAGATGAGATCGGCGCTACACCTGATCAAGTCTTAGAGAAGATTGAGATCTATAAATCTAAATGGAAAGATATAACCTTAACGCCTTACGCCCTAGAAAAAAATTGGTCATTACTTGAAACGATGAAAGAGAAGAAACCTAAGATAAGAGATTGTAAGATCGACGGTCATCAATGGATTGACTTAGACGTAATCTTCTTTTGTAATATCTGTAAAGAAGAGAAAGCGAAGTAATATGAAAGTAATGAGTTATGAAGAAAGAGATCTAGAAGAATTAAACTTCGGCTATCTTGCTGTTAAGTTTTATTTAGGGAAGTTTCCTGCGCTTATCGTTATGGATCCGCAAGCGATCCCACCGAATGAGGATAGTCAGGGCGGAATATTATTCGATTATGATCTAGATCGTTATTGTATTTATCTAAATAACTTAGATGAATTTGAAGTCGTCTGCGTCAATATGAATAATGAAATCGGTTTAATGTTTCTGCCTGACGCTGAAGATCTGATCGCTTTTTTTGGATCTTTGATCAATGGATTTAAGATCTACTTATGATCGTTTCTGTAGCTGTTTTTGTTATAATTTTTGCAATTATTTTTAAAATATATTCTAAAAGCCTATAAACATTAAGAAAAAAAAACCTAGAATATAGTTGCATTACTTTAATCTGCGATTAAGATTATATATATAAAGCATATTGAAAGGAAACGAAATGCAAGTAATAACTAGAGAAGAATACTACAAGAATGAAGATCTTAATCTTCACGGAAGAAACGCTTTAGCAGTAGTTTCAATTTTTGGAACAGACGCAGAAAAAGCGCTAGTAAAAGAGATCGTAGATAATCAAGACTTAGACGCAAGCGGTATAAGTTTTGCTAATCAACAGATTAGGGATCAAATTGCTAACAAGTATTGGAATAAAATGTGTGAAACTTGGGAACACTTTGACAAAGTATTAGGAAAGGCTGTCAACTAGACAGCCTTTAGAAAGGGGAAAAGAAATGAAAACAGAAAGAGAAATAAAATGGTTTTTAGCACCTAATCAAAGACTAGATAAAAGATTGAAAGATCTTGACTTTGATAAAGAACTAGAATTAGCAGAACAAAGAAACACAGTCTTTACCGTTATCTGTCCTGCTTGTGAGTGCGAAGAACTTTATTTAGATTTAAAAGCTGTTCATAAGTGCTTACAATGCGACAATAGATATCACTTAAAAAATTATAGGGTAGGACATTCTGACGCATGGGCAGAAGAAAGATACGGGATCACAAGATCAATAATGTTAGAAAGAAGGGGATAACAATGACACAAGATGAACTATATATAATTGAATACTTTAGAAATCTTTTGGTATGGTTTCTAGTATTAACTTTCTTATGGGTATTAGTGGAATATCTTTGGGAACATCGCCAAGAGTTTAAAGATAACTTCACTACTCATAGATTTAATTTAGAAAACTTAGATCGAGTACATGAAGGATCCTTAGCGATGAAGGACGGAAAGATCGTGGATCTTAAAAAGGTGGATCTATAATGACAGAAATTCTAGATAACAACAACGATCCTAAAAGACGAAAGCTATACGCTAATCCCAATATGCTTAATTGGGAAGTAATAGTCAAAGACGGCGTTACAAAAGGATCCGCTAAGTTTGGTTTTATAAACAACGGCGAGCCTATGTTATTAGCTTGGACTAATGCGGAATATCCTGTCCCTATACCTTTAGAAGTTATAGAGATTATGTTGATGTCGGGTTGGTCAGTAAACGAGTTTCCAAAAGAAAAGGGGGAAGAAGAGTGAAGAAATATACTTTTATGATCATAAATGAAAAGAAAGTAATAGCAGAAGATTTAGATCAAGCTATAAAGATCTTGGAAGAAAAGCGACTTATAGAAAACGGATCTAGTTTTAAAATAACAAAGCAGGAAGAACTATGATCGAGATCTATTTTTTCGGCTTATTATTCTTTTATTTAGTTTGGCTATATAGGACTTATTGATATGAAAGCAGATAAAGACAGAATATACGATGTCCTTAAAAGAAATGAAGGGACTTGGGTTTGTAGTGGGATCTTCTTCAGGGATCTATTTATAAAAGACTATGCGCAGAGAATATCAGATCTTAGATCAAAAGGTCATGATATTGAAGGGATCAAGTGTGATCAGCATGATCATAGGCTTTTTATGTATAAGCTCAAAAAGAAAGACTATACTAGGGAAGATCAGTTAAATTTGTTAACGATCTAAGGTTTACCCCTTAGCCTTAGACAACCACGCAGAACAGCCATACGGGCAACCGCTTGGCTGTTTTGTGTTTATAATGGTATTACAATAAAGAACGCATGAATAATAAACCTTATAAATTACTAGATGAAGGCGTAAGAACTAGACTTCTTGACGCGGTTAAAATGGGATCCTTCATTGAACACGCCTGCGCTTATGCAGGAATTACATCTAAAACCTTTAGAAATTGGCGAGATCTTGCGGATCAAGAGATAGAGCCTTATAAATCTTTATTTGAAGAACTTAGATTAGCTGAAAGCGAAAGCATACTAAGAAAGCTAAATCGTATAGAGAAGGCAGGACAAGAAGGCGCATGGACAGCAGACGCGTGGTATCTAGAAAGAAAATACCCTGATAAGTTTGGAAAACGGGATAAAGTAGAAATTTCGGGGGAAATAAATAAACCTAAAGTAATAGATCTTAATTGGTCAGACGGAACAATAATAGATCGAGAAGAGAAAAAAGAAGATCAAGAAGAAGAATATGACGATTACGATACAGAGTTCGAAGAAGTAAAAGGCGAAGAAGAATAATGGTTTACTTTGATGATCCTGTTTTAGATGAAATACTAGAAGAATATATAGAAAGTGCTTACTGTTCTAAGTGTTTACAGCCTTTTTGGAAGACAGATGAACTAGATCTATGCGATAAATGTTTGAAAATTACCGAAATTACCGACATAAAAAAAGGAAACTAGGTGGAAACTGAAATAAAAGATCAGGATCAGTTAGATCATTACGTAATTAATATGCCTAAGTTATATGATCATCAGATCGATGTAGCTAAATCGAACGCACGTTATAAAGTTGTCTGCGGTGGTCGTAGAGTAGGAAAGACAAGATTAGGCGTATGGTTATGCTTAGAAAAGGCTTGGCGTGGTGGTCGTGCCTTTTGGATCGCACCTACT